AGGATTTGGTAAAGGATATAAATAAATGGCAACAAATAATACGTCAGGCACTTATGACTTTAACTTAGAAATAGGTGATGTTATACAGGAAGCTACTGAGATGATTGGTGGTGAAGTAACTCTTGGTGAAGAACCTAGAAGTGCTAGACGTTCAATTAATCTTATTTTAAATGACTGGCAGAATAGAGGTGTTTGTTTATGGACAACAAATACAACCATTGTAAGTATTGCTGCGAGTACATCTCAAGTAAGTTTAGGTAGTCATGTAAGTGACGTAATGCAAGTTGTTATTAATAGAGATAATACAGATTTAGAAATGACTCGTATATCGTTTGAAGAATATTTAAAAGTTCCTAATAAAGGACAAACAGGTAGACCTTCACAATATGCAGTTAAAAGATTTGGTGATAATGTACAATTACATCTATGGTCATTATCAGATGTTAATACTGATAAATTAAAGATTGAAAAGATTGATTATATGCAGGACGTAAATAAATCTGCAATACAAAATGCAGATATGCCTAGAAGATTTTTACCTGCATTAACAACTGGTTTAGCATATTATATGTCATTAAAAAGACCAGGGATAACTGAAGCAAGAGCAACTTTTTTAAAAAAAGAATATGAAGAAAGACTTGGTTTTGCTATGACTGAAGATAAAGAACGTGCTTCACTTTACATTACACCTAGAATGGGTGTAATATAATGGCAGTAGGAAAAAGAGCAAAAGCAGTATGTGATATATGTGGATTTGTTTATCCTCATAATGTTATGAAGTTAAACTCTTATGGCTTATTAGTTTGCCCTACTGATTTTGATGGTGCTTATGATGAAAAGAATCACCCACAAAATAGAGCACCAGATGTAAAAGATGATGAGACGATTAGAAACCCAAGACCTACACGAAGCGAAGCTTTTACAACTTGGGAAAATCAAAATACTAACTGGGAAGCAACTACCCAAAATTGGAATATAGTGAGTAATTTAGATGCCTGATTTAACTGGACAACAAATATCAAATTCTTATAAACGATTACTACAAGTAAAGACTTCAGCTAATGAAGGAATTACTTCAACTCTAAGGACTATTCAGTCAGGTGACAATACAGACTCACCTTTACAACTCAACAACTCTACATTAAATGTTAATGGTACTTTTGCAATAGGTGGTGTAAATTTAACTGCAACTGTTTCATCTTTAAATGCAACTGCAGATATATCAGGTGGTCAAGGTTATGTAGTTGTATCAGGAACTAATGTTTATAAAAGAAGTTTTTCTGCAGGTAATGGTATTAACATTACTAGTAATGATGGAGTTGCAAGTAACACAGGTATTGCCTTAACAAGTACAATAAGTAATATTCAAAGTTTTGGTGCTTCAGCAGTTTCAGCAACTTCATTAAATGTTGCAGGAACTATGACAGTTTCCTCAATGAGTGTTACTGATTTTAATGCAGCTACTGTAAGTGCTACTTTATTAAAAGGTAATAATGCAACAATTGTAAGTACAGTATCAGCAGGATTTTTTGTAGGTGATGGTTCAGGTTTAACAAATGTTCCTTCTGCTGAAGGTGGTACAGTAAATGCAGTAGTTGCAGGAATAGGTCTTAATGCAACTGTTAATGGTGCAACATCAACGACTGTAAATACAAGTGGTACTATAAATGTTAATCCTAATCAATCATTTGGTACAGTTTCAGTTTCAACAGGTTTAGTTGTTCCACAAGGAGCAGCAACTTTTTCAGTTCCTATTAGTGGAGCATCAGCAGTATTTACAGGTGATGTATCTGCAGCTAATGTTTTTGCAGGAACAAATGTTTATGTAGGGGGTGTAGCAGTTCCAACAGCAGCTAATGTAGCTGCAGTATCAGCATTGACTTCTGTTAACAAAGCTGATATAGCTACAAATGTAGCAGCAATAACTTCTATAAATACAGTTGTAGCTGCAGTATCTGCTTTAACATCTGTAAATACAGCAGCTATTACATCTATCAATGGTATTATAGGTGATGGTGGTAACTATGCAACATCTGCTGAATTAGCTACAGTATCTGCAGCACTTGCAACAAGTATTGGTAATAGTAATACTAATATAGCTGCAGTTTCAGTTTTAGCTTCAGTTAATGCAGCAGCAATCACAAGTGCAAATACAGTAATTGCTGCAGTTTCAGTTTTAACTTCAGTTAATAAAGCTGACATTGCAACAAACGTAGCAGCTATTACTTCAGCAAATACAGTAATAGGTGCAGTCTCTGTACTTACAAAAACAAATTTAGATGCCATTACATCTATTAATTCAATATTAGGAGATGGTGGTAATTTTGCTACAAGTGCAGAATTAGCTACAGTTTCTTCAGCTTTAGCTACAAGTATTGCTAATCATTTACCATTAGCAGGTGGTACTATAACAGGTACAGTATCTGCTCAGTCAGTTTATGTAAGTGCATTAGGTGCAAATACTTCAGCAACTCTAGGCAAACGAATTAGAATGGATGGAGCTGCAGTAGCTGACATTGTAAGTTTAACAGATGGTGCAAATATATCAGTTGACTTTAATTCAGGTCAAAACTTTGCAGTTCAGTTAGGTGGTAATAGAACATTAGATAATCCTACAAATTGTGTTCCTGGACAAACAGGAAGTATATTTGTAATACAAGATGGAGATGGTAGTAGAACTTTATCATTTGGAACTAATTATAAATTTCCTGGAGGAACTGCTCCAACATTATCAACAGGTGCAAGTGCATGTGATAGAATTGATTATATTACGTTTACGTCAAGCAACGTACATGCAATAGCCACATTAAATGTGAGTACAGCTTAATGGTAGCAAGAATACCTAGAAAAAAAGGTCAACCTGCTAAGAGTAAAAAACACTCAGACTTATATACTGATGAGGACCCAAAAGGTACAATACATGGTTTAAAGTTTGCAACAGTAGCAGATGCACAAAGGTCGGTGAGAAAAATAAAAAACTCAAGACGTAAGCACAATCATAAAACACAGGCAGCAATTGCAATGGAACAAAGAGCAAAAGCTGCAGGTAAAAGTAAAGCAGCATTAGTTTATAGAAAATTTATTGAACAACAAAAAAGAAAGACAAAAACAAGGACAGCTTAATGAGTATATTTAATAATAATTTATTAGCAGGAGCAGCATCTCAGTCCACAACTACTCCTGTACATACAATAGACCAGTCAATTAGATTTAACCAAGCTGATAGTCCATATATGGAAAAAACATATAGTGGAGATGGAAGTCGCACAACTTGGTCTTTTAGTTTTTGGATGAAATTAGGTAAATCACCACCTTACAATACAACAAGGGCTAATCCTTTAATTGTTTACAATACTACAAGTGGTGCTCAAGAGGATATAAGAATTGAAGGCACTAATCAACAATTACAATGGTTCACTCATAATGATGGTGGAACTGGTACGTTAGCAGATTTAAAAACTACACAATACCTAAGAGACCATTCTGCTTGGTATAATATCTTATGTGTAGCAGATAGAACTAATGCAGTATCAAGTGAAAGACAACGAATTTATATTAATGGTCAAAGGGTAACTGATTTTGCAACAGAAACATATCCATCACAAAATGCTGAAGGTCATGTTGGTAAAAGTGCAGATGTTCATTATATAGGAAGTAGAGCAGGTAATGTAAATACAAGATTAGATGGATATATGGCAGAAATAGTTTACATTGATGGAACTGCACTAGACCCATCTAGCTTTGGTGAATACAACTCATCTAATATTTGGATACCGAAAGATGTTAGTGGTCTGACATTTGGCACTAATGGGTTTCATATTGATGGTAGGGATAGTTCAGATTTAGGAGATGATGAATCAGGTAATGGTAATGACTACAGTACAAGTGGACTTGCCTCACACGACCAGATGGCTGACTCACCTACGAATAATTTTGCAGTCGCAAATCCTTTAGATAGTTCTTATTATATGGGAAGTGAAACATTTTCTGAGGGTAATTTACAAATGACTTTAGGTTCTAGTGTTGGTGGTTTAGCTACTATGGGAATTACGTCAGGTAAATGGTATGCAGAATTTGAAGTGCATAGTGGTTCTACTACCTATTTTATATTAGGTATATATGGCGACCAACCAACTGCCACAACACATTATGTTGGTCAATCTGCAAATAGTTATGGTTATTATGCTAACACTGGTCAATCGTATAATAATTCAAGTGCATCTTCTTATGGAAATTCTTATACTGTAAGTGATGTCATTGGTGTTGCTGTTGATTTAGATAACAATAAGTTATACTTCTCAAAGAATGGTACTTTTCAAAATAGTGGCGACCCTACAAGTGGGGCAAGTGGCACTGGTGCTATATCAATAAATCCAGTTTCTAGCACAGGACTAGGTGCATATTTTATAGCATCTTCAAGTGGTAATTCAGCCCCCTCAAGTCATACTATTAATTATAATTTTGGACAAGATGGAACTTTTGCTGGAAATGTTACAGCAGGTGGTAATAGTGATGGTAATGGAATTGGTAATTTTAAATATAGTGTACCAAGTGGGTACTTGGCACTTTGCACAAAGAATTTAGGGAGTTAATATGGCAACACCAACAATACCAAATGGCGAAGAATATTTCTTTCCGATAGTTTACGAAGGCAATGGAGCTGGACAACGTGTCGGTAAGTTTGTTCCTTTTACTGATAATGGTACGATAGATAATAGTTGTATATTTAATGATGGTGATAGTGCTTACTTAGATAGAACTTTTGGTTCTGGTAATCAAAAAATATGGACTATGAGTTTTTGGGTGAAGAGATGCACATTAGGTACAGGTCAAAGAATAATATCAAGAAGAACTGGGGGAGGTTCTACTACTGCAACTATGGGTTTCACCTCAAGTAATACATTTGATTTTTATGACCCATCAAATGGTGGTCAATATATAACTAATAGAACTTTTGAAGATACAAGTAAATTCTATCATTTTCTTATACGATATGAAGCATCTAATAGCACAGCATCTGATAGATTACAAATTTATGTAGATGGCGATAAGCAAACTTTTGGAACAACTGGTTCAATAGCTGATTCTAATGGAAACTTCAATGCAGCAGTAACTCATGCTATTGGTAAATATCAATATAATAATTCAGAGTACTTAGATGCATATTTGGCAGAAGTAAATTGGATTGATGGTCAGGCATTACTACCATCATCTTTTGGTTTAACTGATACCTCAACTGGTCGTTGGATTCCAAAAACTGTTTCACCTTTTCCTACAACAACCACTGATATCGCAGTTACTGTTGTGGATAGTGGTGGTAATAAATATGCTTTAGATGGAGTAACACAAGGAACAGTTACTTTAATTGAAGGTGCAACTTATAAGTTTGACCAAAGTGATTCTTCAAATTCAGGACATCCATTAAGATTTTCTACAACTTCAGATGGTACACATGGTGGTGGTTCAGAATATACAACTGGTGTAACAACAGTAGGAACTCCAGGAAGTTCAGGTGCTTATACTCAAATAACAGTAGCTACAGGAGCACCAACATTATATTACTATTGTACTAATCATAGTGGTATGGGAGGTACTGCAAATACTCAAGACCAATATGGTACAAATGGATTTAGATTAAAGTTTCAAGATAGTTCAGCACTCGGAGATGACACCAGTGGAAATGGGAATGATTTCAGTGCTACAAATTTAGCTAGTACAGACCAGACCACCGATAGTCCAACACAGAATCATGCGATATTACAAGGAACTGGTGGAACATTAAGTGAGGGTAATTTAAAACTAGTTACTGGTACTTCAGAGTTTGCACATCACAATGCTACATTAAAACCAAGAAGTGGTAAATATTATGCAGAGTTTACTTGTGATTCTATGGGTCGTTCTGAGGTTGGTGTAGTATCAACACTTAATGTTCCTTACTCATCCAATACAACAAGATTACCAGCAACCTCAGATGGGAGTGTAGCTGGTTATATGTATTATGGGTTTAATGGACAAGTATATTATAATTCAAGTAATAGTTATGATGTAACTTATGCAACTTATACATCAACTGATATAATTGGAATAGCTTTAGATTTAGATAATCATACTGTTCAGTTTTTTAAAAATAATTCTAGTCAAGGAACAATATCCTTACCTAATGGTAATTATACTTTTGCTATGGGTGATGGTGCTACTGGATATAGTGGTGGTTGGACAGCAAACTTTGGTCAAAGGTCTTTTACCTACACCCCACCAACTGGCTTTGTGGCTTTACAACAGGACAACCTACCATCCACAGATAGAGGTGTAAGTGGATTAGTGTGGATGAAGAACAGAGATGCCACAGATAATCATCAATTTTATGATAGTTCACGAGGTAAACATATATATTTTAAAACAAATTCAACAGCAGCCGAATCTACAGCTACAGATGGTTTACAAAAATTTTTAGCTGGTGGTCAACAGATTGAAGATAATGCTGAAATTAACACAGCTGGTGAAAGTATAGTAAGTTGGAACTGGGTGGGAAATGGAGCAACTGAAGTTACAAATACTGATGGGTCAAATACAACAACTGTTCAGGCTAATACAGCTGCTGGATTTAGTATTGTTAAATTTACACCTCCAGCTTCAGGCACTAGTGGGATTACCTATGGGCACGGACTTACACAAGCTCCTGAATGGTTTCTGTGGAAAAGAAGAAATTCAACTATGAGATTTTTGTGTTACCATAAGTCAGCTTATGCAGCCTCTAATGGTGGATATGCTATGGAATTATCATCAACTAATGCTAATTCAGCTTTTAATACTGAATTTGGGTCAACTTCAATATTTACAGAAGCACCAACTGCTACAACTTTTGCCTTACGAAATAACTCTGCAACAGCAGGGGGTAATGAACATATAGCATACTGCTGGCACTCAGTAGAAGGTTTTAGTAAATTTGGTAGCTATGTAGGAAATGGGAATGCAAATGGACCATTTATATATCTAGGATTTAAACCAGCTGTTGTTATAGTAAAAAATATAAGTGCAGCATATAGATGGAATATTATTGATAATGTAAGAGACCCTATTAATCCAGCAGGAAAATGGTTAACACCAAATGATACATCTGTTGAATCTAACTACAACACTTCGTATCCTCACGATTTTCTTTCAAATGGTTTTAAACTAAGAGCAAATACTACTGTTATGAATAGAAGTGGTGATACTTTTATATATATGGCATTTGCTGAACATCCATTCGTTGGAGATGGAACTAGTCCTGTAACTGCAAGGTAGGGTTGTATTTAAATAACTAATAGTTTATAATATTAATTAACACAATAACATAAGGAGAAATATAATGTGGGCAAAAGTAAAAGCTGACCAAGTTATTGAAATCTTCAGTGGTGCTAAAGCTGTAACTGATAATAATGGTACTCAGCATCCTGCAAGTATATTTAGTAATTGGTCAAAAGAAGAATTAGCTAATATTGGTTTTTATCCAGTAACTCAGGCAACACCTGCTGATAATAGATTTTATAAAAATGGAGCTTCAAGTTATAGCTTTAGTAATGGAGTCGTTACTGAAACTATGAGTTCAACTGCACATGAAATAGCTGACGTTACAGTTACAGATGAAGATGGTAACGTAGTTAATGATAGTGAAGGTAATCCAACAATACAAACTGGTTTAATATCTCAATATAAAATGGATATTGATAAACGTGCTTATGATTTATTACAACCATCAGACTGGATGGTGGTAAGAGAAATGGAAGCTGGTGTATCAGTGCCAGATGCATGGTCAACGTACAGAGCAGGTGTACGAACTAAAGCTGCAGAAATGAAAACTGCAGTATCTGCTGTAACTTCAGTAGGTGCATTAAAAGATTTACATGTAGTTTATGATGAGGATAGTTCAATAGCAAGTGGAAT